TTGGTCAGGTCCAAAGTTTCCTGGAAATGTATCATAAGGGTCTCTTAGTTCTGCTGATGGATAGTAATAACCGTTAGCATCTCTTTTTGTTGAAATAACCCATGCACAGAAACCATAACCTGGTAACCACCTAGCAGCTTGTGCTAACTGTAAGTTAAGGTTTTGTTTTTCATCATAGCTAGTAACAATACGTTCTAGTTTTTCTGCACGATTTTTTGCTCTAGCAGAATCTACTTCATTAGGTACATCTACTCTTACTTGAGGTACACCTGAAATCTTTTGTGCAAGTCGGTCAATACCAGACTGCAACATGTTAGGAGCTGGTAATAAATCAGCATCTGAGGTTTCCATTGTGTCACCTAGTAATGCTTTAATACCATCAGGTCCACCATTTAAAATAGCTTTAATTCTAGATTTACTAACTTGTCTATCTTGTACGTTTTTACCAGATGTTAAGTTAGCAGCATTAGCTATAACTTCTTTATAATTTTTTACATCTATGTTTTCTATTCCCATGGTGCGTTGTTCATCTCCGTCATTTTGTACTCTCCATAACTAGGATTATAGTCTAAACCCATGTCCGCAGTATGCTCTTTTTGCATACGTCTAAAAACCTTCATAGGAAACCAACTAGCCATAACTATATCAGTTTTTTCCTTATTTCGCTTTGAAACAGGTTTACCATCAAAGTATAACAGTTGTTGCCTATATTGCTGTACTTTTGCATTTGACACACCATCACCGACAGGTAAGTGTATACGTCTATCTTCAAATAAGTCTGCCATAGCACCTACACCATACAATGGGTCATGTTTGTTTTTACCTGTAAGATGTCCCTGTATAGTAATACCAGTACGTAAAGTAAATTCTTTTATACTTGCATCTTGTCTAATTGCAGACTGAAAACCGTTTTCCTCTACTATCCAATGTCTACAATCGTACTCGTGTAACCATACAGCTATTTGGTCAAGTGCAGCTCTGATACCTCCACCTTTTTTATTTTCTAAATCAACTAGGTATAACTCACCTTTGTATTGGTCTATACCCCAAAGTACTGCAGCTTGATAACCAGATGATGCAGGGTCAAGTCCAGCAACTAAATGTAAGTTCTGATACATCTGCCCCATAACTAAATCTGGTCGCATACATTGGTCAATAATGTTCATAGTAAATATCTGTGTACCTTCTATGTATGCTTGGTTGTAATACACCATCTCGAATGTCTGTCTACCACCTGTAGATTCAGCAGAGTGCAACCTAGACATTAACCATTTGTAAGAACGTTTACTTGCCCATAACATACAGTCTGTGTGATTTTCTTCTTCATGTTCTGGTATTGCACAATCTATAGCGTGTGCTGTTTCTACAATACTGGTAAAGTTATCTGCAGCTAGTAAATGATTATATAAATCATCAGGGTGCTGTCTTGAACCAATTACAACTACAGCTGTATGTTCCTCTTTACGACTAGATAATGTTGTAGTCCACCATTGTCTAGTACTTTCCCTAGCACCTGGTTGTTGTGTAGTTTGGTGGTCCTCAATGTCGTCAGCAATAATAATATCGCAGTCACGAGATAAAATCTTTCCACCTTTACCTACAGCTACCATTGTTGGTGATTTAATACCTGCAACAGTACGTGTACCTACAGTAAATTGATTCTGTGACCAGTTTTTACCTGACCTGTTATCTGGCTTAAAAGATGCACCTGGTGGACAAAAGTCCTCTCTAAGTTCTTCATTAGTATCTAGTACGTCAAGTACAGCAGATAATGCGTTTTTAGCTATATCTTCGTTTCCACCTACCCACATAATACGTGTATTGGGGTTCTTGCATATTTGATATACAGCAAAATGTATTAACAGTTCAGTCTTTCCATGTCGAGGGGGTGACAGTATTAATAACTCTTTACCGTTTTCTATACTATCAATAATGTTATTTATCCAGTTTATATGGAATGGAGCGGTTTCATACTTCTTACCTAGCTCGGTTCGAAAATAGCGTTGTCGGAAGTTAGAAAAATTTTCTAATGCACCCTTAGCATCTTCGGAGAGTTCCCAATCTTCTGCAGCTATAGCATTTCTACTGTCTATCTTGTAGGCAGCGAGCATGCGACTAACGGTAGCTGAAGTGCAACCAAGGAGGGAAGCCGCGTTGGCTACCGTTATGTCGCCTGTTGCAACCTGGTCAGCTATTCCCTCACTTACGAAAGCTCGGTAATGCTGTCCTCGCCTAACTGAAGCGTAATCGCCCTCGTCAGACTTACGTTCTATATTAATAGGTTTTTGTTCAGCTTTCTTGTTATGTCTTGAATCTCTTGCAAACTGTCTCTTTTGGCACTTAGGGGAACAGAATTTACGTTTTTTACCTGTTAATCTTTTCCTACAGCCCTCTGCTATACAGATTACATTATGTGATGATTCGACCATAAAAAACTATCTTCCTGTAGATGTTTGCGTAGTGCTAATTATATGGTATAGTCCTGTTAATTACAAACATCAAACACAAGTAATTTGTTACAGGTGAAGTTGCAATCGGGATGCAGAAAGCTGCTGACTGGCGAGACAGTACACTAGAAAGACAAAGGCAGTACCCAAGGACATTAGAAACTGTTTGATTAGCTTCCAATAACACTAATGCCCGCTCACGTCCAAATGCCTTATACTGACTGGGTTTTTACTGTATAAAATTACCAGAATATATTTCTAGACTTACGTATGTATAGAAGAACATCTAGATTGACATATGTAGGTCATATGACTATACAGATACAGTTATTCATAGCTAGTAGATACATAATTATCTGTACAGAGTAAGTCTTCTGTATCTGTATAGACATAAATGTCCTACATATTACTATATATAAATTTAAATACAGAGGTATGGTAGTTTAATGATGTGCCTTGATACTGTATGTAAGTCATAGATATATATACACCTAGTAATAAGTCCAATAGTGATATCAAGGTACATATTACTACCGTACATCTGCTATCCCCTTCACCCTCTGATTGTCCTACATGTCCCCTGTACCTGCGGAGGGGACACTCCGTCTCTTTCTTTTATCTATAAATTGATTGGAGATATAATGGAACTAGATGAAATTATGACTGTTGATACTGCAGTAGAAACAGAGGAAGCTAAAGATACTGCGACTGAAACACAAGTAGATAGTAAAACATTTACTTGTAATGCGGATAATCATGAGGGTGATAGACAAGTGAAACTTGGCTTTAACTTTCGTGAGCAACGCTCTAAGAAAGAAGGGGATAGTTACAAGAACTATGAGTTCTGGTATAGAAACTTATGCAAGCCTTGTGGACAAAATCTACTTCTTGAGGCTCAAAAAGCCTAATTTATATATACAGTATGTCTGGTACTCAATGTGCCAGACTACTGTTTTTTTTATAAGTAGAACTATATAGACATTTGATGACGAGAAAGGAATACTATGGTAGGTGTAATTTGTGGCTATTGTGAACAAGATATTGAAAATACAAGTGACCGTTACTGGTATATAGGTAAAAAGAAATATCCTTTATACGTACATAACAGTTGTGGAGTTAAATTAGTATCACATGGCGAAAACATTTGGAAATATCACAGACTTGGTGTAACTAAGACTGAACATGCTGAATACGAAGAAAGTATTATTGAGGATGTATATTACGAACAAACTAAATTAAGTATCTAGTATACTTAAACTAACTATGAAAGGAATACTATGGATAATATCGTAGATATTAAGAATGCATTAGATGTGATTAAACCCATATTAAATGCAGCCGAAATAAATCAATTAAACAAAATGATTGAGAATGCAGTAACTGCATATCATGAAGGATTAGTTGATTCAAAGATAGCTAATGACCTAGATGTATTAAACATTACAGCGTCAAAGTTTATCTTTGATGATGCTGACTTTTAATTAAAAGAAACGCGTCTGTATCTGTCTCCCCTTGGCAGATACATTCGCTGCTTAAAAACTATATAAACAATTAATGACGAAAGGAAACTATGAAAATATCATTAGATAAATTAAATGATGAAGTACAAAAATTAGAAATGAGGTTTGTAGCTTTAACTACAATTGTATTTACAATGCAAGATGAAATTATAAAAGACAATCCAGAATTTCTAAAGACATCTTTAGCAAATATGTTAGGTAATGACATGATTCGTGATGGTTTTACTCAATATGTAAACAATGAACCAGGCGTAACAGATGATTATAAAACATTTATGATGGAGATTAATGAAATAGCAAACAAATATGAGGAGGAATAATGGCTATGACAAAAGAAGATTTATTTGCAGTATTTGATACATTGCAAAAAGATTGGTTACTTGTAGAAGAAAATGGTAACGAAATTACTATTCAATTTATTGCAGAAGAGGAGGAATAATGCCTAACTGGTGTAGAAATAATGTAGTAATTACAGGAGATAAAAATAGTATAGATGAACTTGTTGATGTCATTACAGTAGACGATGATATTGTAGCGTTAACTAATACAATGCCTACCCCAAAAGATTTTGACGGTATGCATAGCGGTGCAATTACTATTGATGATGTTAGATATAGTAATTGGTATGAAGATGCTGACGGTACTAGACGTCCAGTAATGGATATGCAACTTGATGACTTAAGAGAAAAATATAGTTGTACTAACTCTATTGATTGGCAGTATCTAAACTGGGGTACTAAATGGGGTGACTGTGAAACTATTATTGACAGAGTAAATGATAAAACACTCAATGTATGGTTTGAATCTGCATGGGGTGAACCATTTTTATTATTGCAACACATAGCAGAAACATACAAATTAGAAATAGTTAATATGTATCGTGATGAGTTTGAGTATGACTTACCCGAATCACACCGAACAGATTATCCAATAGAAAACTTTGGTATGGTAGAACAAGAACATGTAAGTTCATTTAAAAACATAATGAAAGAATTTAATAGATAATGGGTGGTTGGCTGCAATGTTATAACTGTGATAAATGGCATCACACACATAATGGTGGTGCTTATATTTCAGGTAACACTTACTGTGAAAATTGTGCTGGAGAGATAGAGGCTTTCTGGCTTATGAAGGAGGAAGAATGACGTACAAATATGTAGATAGTAATGCTAGAAGAAATGAAAATGTTTTATCTGTTGACTTTACATTCAATGGAGACGTTGATATGGATGAAGCTATTAAACAGATTGATGCAATGGTAAACGATATTGGTAATGATTACATTACGTTTACTTCGCATGAACCAAGAATATTTAGTATATCTAAATATTCAAGCATACTAGAATAAATACTCCGCTACTTACAATGAGAGTTTTCATAGTTCTCTCCGTTAGACCATATTGTAGGTAGCTTGTAGCACATTGACCGAAACACAAACTATGCGCAGGATAGTTATTGAATGGAAATTAGTTTGTGGTCGTTTCCTAAGGAAACAGTAAACGAACCTATTGGATAAGTTTCGGGGTGTGTTACAAGCTATCTATATGTACGTAGCTTACAGTTCAGATGCAATATATACGAAAGTATTGTTTGTTTCATGCCCAAATCTGGACTGTGAGGTGCTTACAAGCATCCGCGTCTGTCGTATCTCCGTGAACGACATTCGCGTTTATTAACTATGAAAGGATATCTATGAAAGAACATCTAATGCATTTAGGTGCGTCAAAACAGGAACAAAAGTTATACAACTATACAGCTGTATACAATCCTAATGACACAACTAATGATAAAAAGGCATTACGTATTGGAGAAAAACCAGTCACAATGGTATATCGTGTTGAAGTATGGTCAGATAATATTGCCAATGCTTTAAACAAAGGTATGGAAATTGTAAATCTGCAACGTGCAGAGGAAATGACTGATTACGTTACAACTCATCCTAGATTACGGAATGTAGATTCTGTTACGATAGATGAGCTACATAAAATACGTGATGAAGCAATAGATATTGGTTTGTTTACTGATTGGATGATTATGACTCCAACAAGTATTCAAATCAATCTAGCAGACGATGAAGAACTACTGCAATCCCAAGTTCTAGAAAATGCTATGCATAGCGTAGCTAACATTGGAGATGAAGTAGACGATTATCTAAAGGAGATAACAGATGATGCCTAACGGTATGCGTCCAGCTATTCCACCAGAACCAAACCAATACAGAAAAGGTAAACAACCTACGCTGTTAACGGATGATAAAGTTAGAGTACTTCTAGCTAATCCAAACGAATGGTTCATTATCGGTGAAAAAGATAAGTGGATTAGTGGCGTTAAAGCAAATATTGAGTCCATGACTCAAGCAAACATTTCACACTTACGTGACAAAGGTAAGTTTGAAATACAACAAAGAAAAAATAAAAATGATGTTATTGACATTTACTGTCGATACATCCCTATAAATAAGGAGATACTATGAGCAATGAAAATTGTTGGGAACTAATAGAAAAAGTACTAGGTAGAAGTCGTAGAGTTTTACTCTTCGGTCCTCCAGGTACAGGTAAAACATATAGTGCAGTTAAGCAAAATGCACCATACGATACAAATGGTGACGAAGTTGTTTACCAAATCACTATGACAGAAGATACAGCAGCAGCCAACTTAGAAGGTTTTTACAAACCAGCTAAAGATGGTGGATTTGAATGGCATGACGGTATTGCTATTCAAGCATGGCGTAACGGTGGTAGATTGGTTATCAATGAGATAGACCATGCATCACCAGATGCTATGACATTCCTACACGCTATTCTTGATGACCAAGATATAGCTATGTTGACATTGAATAACGATACAAAGGAGACAGTTAAACCAGCTGAAGGCTTTCAAGTCGTAGCTACAACTAACAGTCCACCAGAGTCATTACCTTTGGCTTTGAAAGACAGATTTCCTGTAAAAATATATGTTGACACAATACACCCTAAAGCCATGGAAAAATTTCCAGATGAGTGGCATGGTGTTATCAATGACACAACATTAGTAGAAGATGATGAGGAACGTATCTCAGTACGTGCATGGACAGAGTTCTTTGCACTACAAGAGAAAGGTTTCACACCTGAAATAGCAGCCAAGCTAATCTTTGCAGACAAAGCAGAAGAGCTTATAGATGCTGTTACATTAGCTCGTGCCTAACAGTAAAGCTTATCCGTATCCAGAGATTGTTACTGGTGAGAA